TGTTCCCAAAAACGTAACAAGTCGTACTTTTTCTGTTGCTCCATAGAGTCCTTACCATATTTTTTCGCTAACTTAACCTCGGCCCTTTTCTGAGTCCGTAACACTTTTAGCTGAGTATCAATGGTTTTTAGGCTTTCAATTAACTCTAAATCTAAAGATTTAATAGGCAAATTAATTTTGTTGATACCCTTAATAGTCGTAGTTATGTTTTCCTCGTACGATTTTAGTACCTTATACGCCTCATCCAAAGAATCCTGTAGCTGTAGCTTTCGTGAATACACAGAGGACGTTACCCATCCACACGACTCACATACCCCCTCATTTTCCATTGACTTTAGTATCTGTTTAGTCTGTGTAATCCCTTTTGAGGTTTCATTTCGCAAAGCTTGATAACTATTTAATTCATAGTTTAGCCTCTGCTCCTCAACCTCAAGGTCCCGAATTTCCGAAAAAGAGTGTTTTCGGATAAACTCCTTCACCTCTTTCGTTAAACATTTGGACCCTTCTCGTTTATCTTTTAGGAGCCCTTTTATTTTGCCTTCCAAACTAGAAATCTTTTGAAGGGAATCGTTGTGTAGAGTAAGAGCTACCTTTTTATTAGTTAATCGAAAAGTCTTTAAGCGTTTAATAGCCGCTCTGTGCTCAAACAAATTACCTACACTTAAAAAACTCTGAATAATAGACCTTTTCTCATCTGGTGTAGCAGTTAAAAAATTCATGGAATTTTGCTGCCCGAACACCATGGAAGCTAAAAACACATTTAAATTTGTGTTTAAAATTTTCTCTAAATACTTTTGGGTGTTCGCAATAGAGTCCTGAGAATAGTTCTCCCCTCCTACCTCAACGGATAACCTGGGTGGCTTTTTGGTCCTTTCAATGATAATAGTGTCATTAACCCGTAGAGTTACCTTACACTTACCCTTAGTGTGATAGTTCTGAAGACTCTTGTCATTAGTCTTTCGCAGGGTTTTCCCAAATAAAGCGAACAAAACAGCTTCAATGATGGTGCTTTTGCCCGCGCCATTAGAGACCGTGGGTTTTTGGTCTTTATTTAAGCCTACGACATGAACAATGGAATCAAAATCTTCAAAATTAATGGAGGCGTCCTTTACGGACAAAAAGTTTTCAATTCGAACCTCATTTAATTTCATTACGAATTACCTGCAAAGTTTGAAGAAGTTCCTCTTTCGTGTGGGACGTATCATGAGCCTCAATATACTCCTCAATTAACCTATCATCCAGTGCGAATGAAGGACCTGTTGGGATATAACTGGAACCAATCTTAGGCAGAACATCATCAAACACAATTTCTAAGTGGTTAATGTCATACTTGCCCGTAACCTCCTCGGTTAGTTGAGCCTCAGCGTACTCATCAAGCTTATCCAACTTCAAACGAAGAATCGTAAAAAAGTCGGAAAACTTGTATTTTTTATTTAAAGCTTCAAGTTCATGGATACCCCCAACCACATGTTTAACTCCATGGTTTATAGGCTTTTTAATTACTTGAATATCTCCATCCCGCAACACTAGTCTATAAAAAGATTTAGAAGCATTTGCCTCCCCAAAAGTATTTGAGTATTGGGTTCCTATGATATGAATGTTGTCATATTGTCGAGCCTTATGAATATGCCCCAAAAATGTGAGCTTATTTTTAAAATGTGATTTCTTCACTTTAGCTTCGTAGGAGTAGGCTCCATTTGAAATACACCCATTAAACCCAAAGTGGCCAAACACAGGATTCTCGGTGCGTTTCAAGTCTTTGATAATTCTGTCCTCATCTTCATAATGAGGGATAAAATCAAAATTGACACCTCCAATGTATACAGTTTCTGTATCGCAAATAACCCTGGCTTTATTAGAAAAAAGACTTAAAGTGGTTTCACTGGTACCATCCTTTCGAATTGTATCGTGGTTACCTCTGTTTATAATAATATCACCACACTTAAAGTTATCCAGAAGATACTGGAACGCTAGAAGCTCTTCGCCCTTGGGGTTTCTTTTCTCAAAAATGTCTCCATTAATAACCAAAGTATGAGGGGGCTTTTCGTTAACAATACGTAATAAAGTATCCACCTGCTTCTCTAGAAAGCCTGGAATATAATCCGACCTTAAGTGTAAATCTGTAAGAACTGTAACGTTATGAGCTTTTGACATAATTTTCTAATGTGCGCAAATTAGTTACACACCCTTTTGGGTTAAACTCAGCTTCAAGCCCATCCCCAAAAGACTTTCCTACCTCCACGTCAACCTCAAAAGGTACCACAAAATCTAAATTATACATTTGTTGAAAGTCCTCTGTATGGGAAAGGGTGTACTTAATCAACTCTAAGGTTTTCTTTAAATCCTTTTTAGAACATTGAATCTCCACCGAGTCATGTACAGTTGCTAAAATATCTGCATCAAGATTAGTAGCTTCTAAGTACTTCTGTAAACGTTTAATTGAATGTAGCATAAAGTCTGACGCGGAACTTTGAATTACGAAATTCATTCCTTGCCTAAGTGCCCTAAATTGATGGGAACGGTTTGGGCTGGACACATTAGATAGGTTTCTTCGACGACCAAATAAGCTAACCGCATACCCATTCTTTTTTACGAAAGAATGCACAAACTGTATCCACTGGAAAACTTTAGGGAAGGAATCTTGATACGCTGCAAAAATATTTTTACAGTACCCCACAGATTTACCTATTTGCCATGCCAACTTGTGTGGCCCTCCCCCATATACAATAAGGAAACTAACACTCTTAGCGATTTGACGCTCTTCTTTTGTGATATCATCTGGACTCTTCCCAAAAACCAAAGAAGCCGTATACCTGTGTAAATCCTGCCCAGAGTTAAAAGCCTCAATTAAACCCGGGTCTCGACTACATTGGGCTAAAACCCTCAGTTCCGCTTGAGAGAAATCCGCCGTAATAAAAACTTTATCCTTATCAGGAATCATTAATTTTCGAAGATTAACCGCATCGGAACTATCCGGACGAGGTAGTGTATGGAACGAAATACCTTTTCGCTTGGAAGGAGCCACTTGGTACAACGAGCAACTAAGACGCCCCGTAACGACATTACCAAAGTTATAACTTGAGTAAACCCGACCGTCCCCATTATAATCAATGGCGGCTTTAACTCCATTTACATATGTTTTATGCTGTTTTTGTCGCGTCTTATATTCCAACAACGTAAAAATATACTCTTTACTGTCTCCCTTAGCCGTTTTTAAAAGGCTAGTTAAATGGGATTCCGTGATAGATGGCGCTTTAGTTTTCTTGGAAAACTCTTTTGCCTTTAAATTAAAGCCTTCTTTTGAAAAAAGAAGTTGTCCTACATCTTTATTAGAGTTAGGGTTTACTTCCTCAAGAGGCGACAAGCTGTCTAGAGTGCTTCGTAATTTTACAATCTCATCAGTAAGAATCCTATCCAACTCAGAAAGATAATTCTGGTTCACTAGGATACCTTTATTTTCAATTTTAGAGGCTATGACTAAAATATCTTTTAGGAGCTTCTCGTACACATGAGAAACACCTTTCGCCTTCATTTCAGGGGACATTTCCTCATACACTCGATAAGTAAACTCCGCATCCATAGCATTCCCAAACGCCATGTCCTCAAGGGGCATATTTTCCCAATCATGGGCAGAACCTGTAGTAACCGTTAACATTAAAACTTCTCCAATTCAGTTGGGAAATACTGTTTAACTAAATCCATTAGCCCGTGAGGTAAGTTCTCATCTAAAAGAGAGTGCATAATTTTAGTGTCGTCAACATTCTCAATGTCACAAACCCCGAAATTCATCAAAAACTTAAGGTCAAACTGACAATGATGAAAAATTTTCCGAATACCTTTGGCACCCATTAACTCATTTAAACGATTCTTAATATGGGACAAATCCGGACCCTCGAAAGGGGACTCCCTATGTAAAATGGGAATCGTGAATGCTTTACCTTTCTGGTAAGACATAGCTATTGTACTGATAGTATGTAATTTGTAGTCCAAGCCCGTGGTTTCAATGTCTATGGCTACTGCTGGCTGCTTCATAACCTCATCCATCTTCTCATCAACTTCCTCTAATGTTTTGCACAAAACGTACGCAGAGCCCTCAAATTTATTTTTATTTAATATAAATTTATCATAGGCGTTATCAACATCCTGCACAAACAGCCCACGAACCTTTGGCTCCTCATAAAGGGTATTCGTTGCGAACGTAGGGACAACAGGAATGTCCTCATGCCGGAACTCCTTTCCTCGTTTATTAAACAAGCCAGATTTCTTCAACAAGGTTTTCATCGCTATATTACCAAGAGGGATAATTACTTTAGGGTCTGCTTCCTCAAGGTCCTTGTACAGCAACTCCCTTGATTCCGCATAAATCTCCGTAGTTACGTCCTCCTCCAAAATATTGGGGATACGGATAGCAGGGATAAATTGGTATGTTCCCCGAGGAATCTTAGAAGACTCTAAAAGGGATGTAATAGCCCCATATTCCTTATCCGAAAAATCATAGACCTTCCCCTTATCCCGATGATAACAAGAAGTAATAAAAACTATGGGTTCATTTCCCACCACAGCGGTTTGTTCATTTCTTTTCTCAGTAATTTCAAAAGTTTCAAAAAGATTTTCTAAATTCATTCCTATAATACAGATATGGCCAGTAAGAAAAAAAATTACATTAACAACAAAAAATTTGAAGAAGTAATTCGGAATTATCAAGCATCGTCCGACGTGTATGAAGATGAATTAATTAGATACTTAGATTTGTTAATTTCCAATATTCTAATATCCTTCAAATTCAAGGTAGAGCCGGACGACGCAAAGCAAGAGTGTTTTGTTTTAGCTCTTAAAGTATTAAAGAACTTCACTCCAGACAAAGGCTCAGCATTTAATTATTTTACGACGGTTATCGTAAACAATCTGAAGCTCCTGTACACCAAGAATAAAAAATACTCAGAGAAGTTACAGGAGTACAAGGACCGTACCATTAAGACTTTCCTCGACGACACGCAGTGAAAAACTCATGCACTTTAGGATACTCAACATTTACTGTGATGCGCCCCTTTCGAAAATGCACTAAGGTGGGAGCGTTTGTTATGGAAAAAGTAGAAAAGGCTTGGGGCAAGTCCCAGCTATTTACTAAGTACATAACCTCATCCCCTTCCTTCTTCTTCCACTCAGAAGCCAAGGCTAAAACGCGCTTCGACCAATCACACCACAAAGAATGGTATAAAATAGTGAAGTTTTCTTGCTTACGAGTTTTAAGAACGGCGTTAAGCTCGCCCTCAGTCGCTAGTGTTGCCACTTTCCGCATCAGAAAGCTCTCCTTCTTGGGCCTCTGCTTGGGAGTCAGCAATAATTTTAGCTTTCTCATCCTCCGACATCCCTTCAATACGCTCATTAAGCTCATTGGTAAATGCTGCGACGCCCCTAAAGAACATCATTCGCGCAAGGTTATCGTCGGAAACACTGCCACCAGTAAGAGCGTCTCGCAAAACACTCCACTGCTCTGTCTCTTCTTTATTCAATTTAATGTAAAGTTTCATTTTGTCCCCGTTACGGAGTTTAAATTTCCCCCACGCCGTGCCATTTACTTTAAATTTCACCACCTCGCGGGATTTAGTCATACCTAATAATAGTACTTCATGCCAAAAAAAATAACAGATATTATGGAAATTGGAGAGTTCTCCAAAAAGAAACGCGTCAACAGCCGACGAAAAGGGAACACGTTTGAGAGAAAAGTAGCAAAAATGCTTAATGAAGCCTTTCACTCTAAGGAATTTTGTAGAACCCCCGGCTCCGGGGCTTTTGCCACAACTCACCAAAATCTCCCAGACCATTTAAAAATCCACGGGGACCTTATTACTCCAAAAAACTTCTTATTCGTAATAGAGTGTAAAAATGGATATGACATTCAATTAGATGACCCTTTTAAACGAAAGAGTGATTTCTGGTCCTTTATCAGACAAGCACAGAGCGACGCTGAGGCGTCCAACAAGAAATGGTTGGTCGTATACCAAAAAACACGGAGAACAGCTCTAGTAGTCGTTGGAGAGCGGTACAACCTGAACAAGGAAATGGTGGTAGATGGCACATACTACATTTACACTTTGGCTGACTTTTTGACTCTTCCCAAAGACACTTTTTTCGCCTAAACCTTCCTTAATTGACTTTTCACCCAATCAGAGTCTAAGTTAGAAAACTGGCTTGGTAAACCTGCTTTCATTCTGTCCAAAAGCCCAGCTTTGAACCCTCCTTCCTTATCATACCACTGGGGACCATTTTGTAGGAATTTAATATCCCAACCTTCGCCCTCCTCTACTCCAATGCCCGCAATCATACAAGCAGCCTTTCCTATAACATCTGATTCTGTCCCTAACCACGTGGAATCCTTATCAGCTAACATAAATAGTTCAGCCTCAGTGGAAGAACCCGTAATTAACTGCTCAACCGCCATCCAATGGCTAAAAACCTTTGGATTTTTCTTGTACTGTGACAACCTATAGGCATTCGTTAGGGAACACTCCAGAGACGCCCTCAACTTTCTTTTCTCCGAAGGGTCCTTGGCTTTTCTATACTTAATGAAGCTATCTTCTAACTCCGATAAATTAATAAAAGCGTCATATGGCACGGCGGACTTTTTGTTTTTGAGAACATTTAAGGTGGCACCAGCTTCCGCAGCCTCTACGGACTCTAATATGCCCTGAACAACCTCCACCTCTTGGGCTTTCATGTTTAATACTTTCTCTTCTATATCATCTGGAAGTTTGTGCCCAAACCCATCCGCGACTGAACGTAAATAACTTAACTGAGTTTTCCTGGCGATGTCCGCTAGCTCTCCGTTAAGTCTGTTGTTACTTCTCTTTCCTAGTGCGGTGGTTGATTTTGACTCACTATTCTTTAAGGAGGCTCTGAGTGTTGCCTTATCCACTAATTTCTTATCCCCTGCGTACCGTGCGTCATTACGGGCTTTCTCCATGACGGACTTTACGGTCTCCTCCCCACAATCCCATTCATTATCAGCATTAACAAGACTTCCGTCTTTTTGAAACCCTGTAGGTCCTCCACCAACTTTCTTGGGGGGATTCTCCGAGCACCCATTCTCACTTACAAATTTTTGTAAGGCTTGGGTACGTTTAACCCCCCGCGCAACTACCCAGAGAAAAGACGCTTTGGCATCCGGAGCCTCATCCCCTAAACCCAGGTCTTGAGCCACATCACTAAGTAAATCCACACACCCGTCCTCTAACCAATTACGGACATCAGGAACCTCGCCAGCATTATTTGCTTCAGCAATTGTCAGAAACAACTGTAAATCAAAGGTCTCCCCCATATTGGCTACCATCTCCTTAATAACCTTTTTAGTTTGGGACCTCCTTTGGGCTTTACTAGGCAAACCCATTGCCCACGCAATAGTTGGCATATACTCTGCCATATCACCATAAATAGCAGCAAAAGTGTTCCGGGTATTTCCATCCGTTGCGCCTCGATAAACTAAAGGGTTTCCTTTGTAAGTTTGACTTTTACTAACCTCTTCCATCATTTGGTAAAAAGGGCCCTTTCCATTTTCTAAGCGAATCCCATACACTGAACCCCTGTCATCGACGCCGTGGCCCTCCGCAGCATTCGTGCCACACCGAGTGTAGACGCCATTTTTGGAGGGGTCTTGGCTTCGTCCCCGTAAAACAAAACATTTGCGTACCCACTCCTTGTCCTCCCTAGAAACCTTGGAAGGGTTTATCTTTAAATCATTGGCTATTTTCATAGCCTTGAACATATTTTCGATAGTTTCTTTCGCATTACTTTCAACCTCAAAAGCAGTAGGGGGGTTCCACTCTTCTCCCTCTCTTTTCCAGAGATGACTCATTTTTCGGTTAGCCATTCGGGAGAGGATGGTTGCCGACCCAACGCCATATAACTGCCTGAACTGTTTAGCTATACTCTCCTGCCCATCAGCGTCAAGGAGAATTCCATCCTGCTTTAATCTTTGTAAATACGCCTGCGCGGCTTCGTCCGCCTTCGCTTGCATATGTATTGCCTGGTCTACCGCAGGTATATTGGGGTCATATGGAACAACGCCCATTGTTTCGGGGGCTATGGTCGCCTCGCCCTCAGCGCCTTCAATAGGCTCACCCGCAGCTGCTTTCCTGTTAAACTCAGCTTCCAACTCAGACCACTGCTGTTGGTCAAAACTATAGAATGCCATTCTAAACCCAGGGGGATGCCATCCGGTTCCTTTGTACCAGTAAGTTTTCTCCGGGATTCCTTGAGTTCCATCAGGGGTGGGTTTAGGTTTTGTTTCCCTCATCCCCGCCGTGGTGCCCTCTTGGTACCCCGCTAGAGTCTCCAATTCATAGCTCTTTGCCACAGGTTGAGCTTGGGGGAAGGCTTCTAGGCCCGCAAAAGCTCTAATATAGGTCTTAGCGTCAAAGTTTTTCTCAACTTCCACAAGTTTTTGCTGTGCCAAAGGTAGCACAACAGTTTCAACATACATCTCCAGTAATTCTTCGTACAAGGCGTCCATAATTTAATAAGAGCTTTCTTGGTAGTATTTACCAAGAAAGCTCTTTAAATAATTTAAATATATATTTGCTTAGCTTATATTACCGAAGTGCGGGGGTCAAGGTCGTTAAATGGAATGTCATTCGAAATTTGAACGGCAAAATCATACTTTAAGGTCATCTCAATAGTATGAAAATCATTAGTGGCATAATTAAATTCACCTAATTTCCACCCTTTTGGGTAACAGCCGTACAGGTTAATATGGGTCATAGGGTTCCGATGGGCGTCAAGTTGCCAGATTGTCACCACACTCTTAAACCCCAAAGCTTCCCTAATTTTCCCAAGCGCCGGAATAAGCTGGTCCGCAGTGGCGCCAACTCCGCCATAGTGTGAACCCGTAACAGGGTCATACACCGACCTCATCCAAGCAAAAAGGGAGTCGGCAACATCCCCTTTAATAAGGTTATCGAAAGTCACCGTAATTTCTTCGGGAGTGGCTTTTCCTGGATAAAAATACTTATCATTAACACGATTAATCTCAATATCCTCCACAGTGAAGCCTACCTGCGTAATTTGCTTGCACGCGATAGTTAGACGTTCATTGCTCACCCCTGGCAGTACACTCATTGAGCCCGGGAACGTTGGAATTTCAATCTCCCACGAATATGCACGAAACGAATCCAGAGCGGTCCCTAAACGAAGTGACCCTGCGTTTTTATTAAACGCTGTTGCGTTTTCTAAATAGTATTTGCCTTCAGCCATTATTTTTTACCTTTATCTTATATAGTATTTAAACTGAGGCTTGTTGGTTTGTGAGGTTCAATTCAAAAACAATAACTTCAGCAGTTTTAGTGGGCTTAATCATAATCTTGCACCACAATTCGTTTCTATCAACGCGTAGGGGGGTATTAGTAGTAGAATCACAAGTGACACTATAAGCTGTAATGCCACGACGGTCTTGAATATCCGCTAGGGCTGGTCCGATTACTTCACGGACAGCTGCCCATGTTATGGGGTCATTAGGCTCAAACACAAAACGCTGTGATGATGCCAACACCAATCGACGCAAGTAAATCATCAAACGACGTACATTCACTCGGTCCAGGGCACTTGGAGCCCGTTGAGTAGTTTTCTGGCCATAAATCGCTATACCTTCCGTGGCAAACTTAACGATGGGGTTAACAACATTACCCGGACCATACAAAGCATCCCGGTCACCCTGATTTAATTTTACTTCAACATCGGTAGGCTTAGTTAGACGACCACGGCGAAGACCCGCAGGCGCGAACCAAGGGTCAGCTACCTGGTCAGTGTAAGCCATCTGCCCCACCGCAAAGATAGTAGGGTCATACCACATGTCTTTGCCACTTATAGTATCAAAGGATTTCACCCAAGGCCAGTACACGGCAGCGTAACTGCTGTTTATAGCACTACTTCGCTCGGAACCCATTGTACCATTAGTCCAGTTGATGACACTTTGTGCGGTACCAAGCCCTTGGTTAGGGGAGATAACAGCCAAAAAGTTTTTAGTACTTTCAGCTAAAGAAACTAAGGCGTTTTGTACAGTATCCTCAGTAATACCTGGAACAGCCGCAAGGGTAACTGGCACAGTCTCATTATCGAGAGCATAAATACCCGTCCGTGCTGCTGCGTCTCCAATCAACGCCGCAATAGCGGCACCATTAAGGAACCCTTCATC